GATAATAAGTAGCATTATAGGTTGAAGTACCCATTTGAACATTACCCCCACTAAAATTAAATTGAGATGCAAGAAAAGAAACGCCTTTATAAGCAGAAGTTGACCTGTTATAAAATAATAAATCAACTCCACCACTAATAGTTGGACTAACAGGGTCTACTTCCATTCCCGCTGCACCCCCATTTGAAACTACAAATTTATAAGAAGGGCTTACAGTCCCTATACCTACATTACCCCCACTTGTAATACGCATTTTTTCGGTATTGTTAGTACCAAATATCATTGGGTAAGCATTTACTCCAATTATATTTACAGCATAAGCTGAACCACCTGCAATAAATTCATTACCTGCACTATTATCAACTCCAAAATATCCTGTACTTGAACCTGCTGAAGTATATGTTGTATATGCAGCAATAGTTGAACCACCTGATACATATGCTCTTTTTACACAATCTATTGTACTAGAGAATGTAGCTGCTCCTGTTGATGCTATGGATAATGGCATTATAGCATTATAATGTAATTCATAAGTATTAGCATTATTTCTTTGCCACCAATAACTTGTATTTGTTGAATTATATAAATATAAACTATGCCCACCAAACATTTCAATATCATTTCCAACAGATATATATTGAGTATATAAATTTCCTGTAAATCTTCCTGTACCTGTAACATCTAATGAATAAGCAGGAGTTATATTATTAATACCAACTGAACCACTAAACAATGCAGCATAATTTATACTCGCATTATAACCATTAACTCCAATACCATTAGTAAATGTGGTTAAACCTCCTGAAGCTATTGTTACATTAGTAGTTGCAGCAGAACCACCTAAAAATAAACCACCACCATTTGCATAGATTGAAATATACCCACTTGCTCCTGTATTTGTAATTGAAGTTGAACTTGTAAAGTTTAATCCACCTGTACCACCACCTAATGTTAATACTCCGCTTACTTTTGCAGTACCTGTTACATCTAATATAAAAGCAGAAGGTGCTCCACCAATACCAATCTTTGTAGCTTGTAAAGTTGAACTAAAAGTTCCTGCACCTGCTTGTGTTATAGTAACAACAGTTCCTACTGTACTTGAATATAATTCTAATAAACCTGCACTTGTTCTACCATTTTCTATATTCCAAGACTTGCCTCCTACTCTACCATCTGTTAATTGGAATAATGGGAAGTTATCACTTGATGATGCTAATAATGTAATGTTTCCAGTTCCACTAGCCGCAATACTTCCCCCTGAATTAATTGTACTAGAAAATATAGCTGCTGAACTAAATGTTTTAGCTCCTGCTATTGTTTGAGTGCCTGTTGTTACATATCCTGCAACTGAACCACTTGCAGCAGCCATTGATATAACAGGAGTTGTTCCGCCACTTGAAACCACAGGAGCAGTAGCAGTTACAGAAGTTATAGTTCCATAAGCAGTAGAATCTACTGAACCATCAGCCTTTAAGAATTGACTTGATGTTCCCCCTGTCTTAACAAAAGATGTAGCAGTTGCACTTGAATCAAATGTTGCTGCCCCTGTTGTATTTGCTATTGTTAAACCTAAACTACTACCATTGATTAATTGTATATCCCCTGCATTAGCATACACTTGAGTCATATTTGTAGATTGCACATACTGAAATCCACTTGTTGTACTACCATTTAACAATAATCTTACCGCAGTAGAACCTGTTGTGTTTTTGTTTTCAATACCTAACCAAGCATTTGCATTTTCACCCACATTTGCAGCTATATAAGTAACGTATTGAGAAACCGATTGTGTACCTATACCTAATCTCATATTGGTATTATCCCAATATAATCTGTTATTATTTTGAGCAATAGTAGAACCATTACTAAATAACACAGAACCACTTGTTAAAGAAGGTAAAGTAAACTTTCCATTAAAAGTATTCCAATCCGTAGACGTTAAATAACCGCTAACCGATGTTGTAGCAGCCGCCATTGATATTGCAGGGGTTGTACCACCGCTAGAAACAACTGGAGCAGTTCCAGTAACCGAAGTAACAGTTCCGCTTCCTTTATTATTAAAAGTATTCCAATCCGTTGAAGTCAAATAACCATTAACACTTGTAGTTGCCGCAGGAATTGAAATAGTATTTGTAGTTCTTACTAAAGGACTAGAAAAAGTCAAAGGATATTCGTAATCCGTACCGCCAACCGCAGCAATTATTTGTCCTGATGAATTAGCCTTTAACATACTTGATGTAACAGTCTGATAAATAGAACCTCCATAGGCTTGAATTGAACCAACAACAGTTAATTGTTGTGTCATAGGAATCACCCCAATATTTCCTATTGCTACATTATTTGTGCCATCAATAGTAACAACACCACTTCCCCCATTGTTGATTAATATTTGACTAGCAGTTTCCACATTAGCTATTACTAAAGCAGTTGGAGTTACTTTTATATAAGAACCATCTGTTGAAGTATAACCCGTTGTTGGATTGTGCAATCTTAATTCTACGCTTGTACTTAATGAAGTAAAGTCATATACAGTAGTAGCACTTGAACCTTGTGGATTTAAAGTATTAAAACCTATGTTATTATTGCTGCTTTCAGGTACTGATAAGAAACCACCTAAAGCATTGTAAAAAGTTAAATTGTGAGCAGTAGTAGAAGCACCTGTTCTATAATAACCATAAACCATACCATAAGAAGCATCCCAATAGATATTCGCTTGATATTGATTTGATGTATCTGAAGTTCTTATTTGTAATCCTGTTGAACTAGAGTTTAATATTCCCAAACTAGCATTAGGAGTATTAGTGCCTATTCCTAGCCTTGAGGTTGAGTTATCCCAATAAAAGTTAGCACTACCAGTTAAAGTAGAACCTCCGTTAAAATAGGCTACTTGACCACTAGAGCCACTTCCATCAACTTTGCTATTGAATGTTGTCCAATCAGCACTTGATAATGCACCTCTATTTGTAGCAGATGCCGTAGGTAAGTTAAAAGTATGCGTAGCAGTAGAACTAGAAATATTAAAATCACTCCCACTTGTTCCTGTTGCAAATGTTTGAGTACTTGCAGTTAAAGTGTTTAAAGTTGTAATTCCTATATCACTTGTTAAAGCTAAAGTACCTGAAGCATTAGGGAAGGCATAATCTCTATTTGCACTTAATCCTGTTACATTTAATAAAGCCCTAATTGTTGAAGCATTGGCAATAGTTAAATAACCATCTTCCATAGTAACCATTGAATGACCATCTACATCTTCAAAATGTAATACTCCATCAGTTAATTCTAATGAACCAAACCCTGCATTAGGTACATCATTCAACCAAAGTTTAGCAGTGTATATGTCGTAAGTATCTAAGTTTAAATCAGCAGTTGCACCTATGTATGGTACATACCCAGTTAAAGAAGGGAATGTAGTTAAATCTCCTGCTCCGTTGATGTATTGTCCTGAAGTACCAGAGCCATTAATTGTAATAGTTCCTGAAGTCGTTACTGGACTAGACCCTATTGTAAAAGCATTGCCACTTGTAGAAAGACCTACCGAAGTAACTGTTCCTGTTGCACCACTTGCTCTTTGCCATATACTACCACTATAAATAACTTGGTCTCCTACAAAGAAAGATATAGGACCAGCACCAAAGTTTGTTGTACCTGCTACATTACATAAATAAACATCTCCAGCATTACCTGTTCCGTTTACCAGAGTAGGAATATTTGTATTTGCATTCCAAGTTCCTAGATACTCCATTACAGAGTTAGGTAATTGAGATACTAATATCTTTCCACTAGAATCTAACTTAGGAACTCCATTAGCCACATTAAAAGCTAAAGAACTTAATACACCACTTGTTCCAATGATTACATCTTGTAAATCTCTTACTTTCGCCCCACCTGTTATCTGTAATTGTTGACTCATATTAATTATTGAAATAGTCCTCTAATAAATTCATCCGATTCCAAAACTCTTGCAAATGTAAGAACGCCTGTTGCAACATCCCATTTAACTTGTTCCCCTGTTGGAGTTCCAGATACAATTTCTCTTACCTCAACACCACCTCTGGTTACTCCTAGACAAGTCTTTCCTATCATATCTGTCCAAGTAATTGTAGATTCGCCACCTGCTGCCACATATTGTTTCATGTAAACTTGACCACCTGCTATGATTACCACTCCTGAAGGATTTACTGTTGTTCCTGTTGTACCATAAGCACCTGAACCTTGTAATGAAACTGCATAAGTTCCAATTTCTTTATAAGGAGCATTTATTTGTAAACTTGTTAGATTACAATTCCCACTTATAATAACTAAACCATCTACTCCGTTATCAATAACAAATTTAACTAGAATTTGTGTTCTATTTTGTTGTTGTTGTAATAAGAAAAGATAGCCATATCCAGTTAAGGTTACAAGACCATCGCAATTAATAGTCCAAGAAGCTATGTCATTTTTGTATTCACGATACCAAGCCGATGTTTGGCTAGTTACTTCTTTTTGGTCAACATTAACTGAAAAACTACAATTAGTTGAACATGCAAAAGCTATATCTCTACCACTTGGATAAGTATCCGAAGCTGGTTCGTGATAATAAAGCATAATATTTTTACCCTGTACGTTGTTTGCCATAAGTCAAAGTTAACCATATATTTCTAAAATATAACCACTACTACTTATCTTATAAGCGTGATATGATAATGCGTCATTCATTACTCTCCACCATAAACTAGCACCATTAAAGCCATTTATTAAATCTTCATCTGAATAATATCTGCTCCCAACACTAGGCGCACCATTAGTATTGTTGTAAATCAAGAATGTAGTTAAAGGGGCAGCAAAGGCAGCTTCTCTAGTAAAATATGCCGTTGACCTTAAATGACCATATCCAGTTGTAATAGGTTGTAAAGTATTTGTAAAATACCTTGTTGCTAAAGTAGTTTCAATATTTGTATTATTTATGTCTAATAAAGTTGCCTTTATTGTATTATTAAATAAATCAATAGTTGAATTTCCTATCATATATCTTTTAGCAGATACATTTATTTGAGCTGGGTCATCATCAGTAGCAGTAATTCTAATTGCCCCATTTAATCTACCATCGCTAGTATTCATACCCATAAAAGATGCATCAATATTAATTAGATTTTTATTTAACGCATTTGAATATTGTTTTATTACTAATTCATTTAATGAACTATATATTTCAGTAGGATATTCATATCTATACCAACCACTTAATGATAATCCATTGTAATCACATAAAAAGCCTTTGAATGAAAAATATCCAGCTTTAGGGTTGTTAAATCCTATTGAAAAATCAGCATTATATACATAATCTTCTACATCACTTATAAAAGATTCAGTTAATAAAGATTTATAATTAGGATTAAGTGCTAAAACAAAGTTTTGTATTTGTACTGCACTTTGAGTTGAAAATGGATATCTAGTATAACCAGTAGGAGCAACACCTTGACTAACTCCTATTTGTATATCTAAAGTACCACTGTATGGAGCAACAGGTAATTCAATACTTGCATTATTTGATGAATTATCAGTAGTATAAGGAACAAAAGTATATCCTGCTTTTGCAGTCCAAGTTGAAGTACCATAAACAACTAAATCACCAACATTAAAATTATATGTAGTAGCACCAAATGTATGTACTCCTGCAACAGAAACTAAATAAGTATCATTTGTAGTTCCTGTACCATTTACTAAAGATGGTGTGTTTGTTGCTGCATCCCAAGTACCTTTATAATTTTTAGTAAATTCTAAATTCCAAGCATTATTTGTTCCTAAATAAAATGTATAAGAATCAGTAGTTAAAATAATTTTAACATAAGCTAACGAAATTGGACCAACAGAAGCACCAATTGAAACACAATCAAATGATAATTTTGCACTTTCATTTTGTGATAATATTGGCAAATTAATAGGAGATACAAAATTTCCATAATTACCAAGACTTAAAATATAAGCGTTTAAAGCACTTGTAGGATAATCTTTTATAGTAATACTTCCACCTGTACCTAAATTAGTTTCAGTCCAACTATTAGCATCATTAACAAGAAAATCTTTTAAATCGTAGTTAGTTATATAATTGCTTGAATAATCTATTGTTTTATTAAATCTTATTTTATTATATCCCTTTCTAAATATTTTATATTGACCATTATCAACAAAAAATAAACCACTTGTATTAGAACTATAACCTTGTATTTGAGCAGTAAAATCAATTGTTCCACTTCCAACTATTGCATATTGACTATACTCTGTATAATAATATGAATCTTGAGCTAATTGATTTATAGGAACAATATACCATTTACCACTAGCTTGAAATATTCTAGCCCCGAAACCTTGTACAATTTGAGAAATTATTTCTAAACAAGTTACTGTTACTTTTTTGTTAGTAGTTGTAGTTGTTAGATTATTTTGGTCTACAAATGTATTTAATTTAATATATGTTTGTATTAATGGCTCTGCATCTCCACTTGTACTTCTATTTGCCATTATATATGAATAATAGCTAATTCCACTTATAATATTTAAAAAATTA